TATGTATACTGCACCAAACTCAGGTTCCACCGCTTCTTCGCCGCCCCATGATGCAATGTCTTCAATAAGTGTGGAATAACTTTGTAGGATTAGAGATGAATAGTCTTCTGCAGTAACCATGCGGTTCTGAGTAGCATATTGGAAAGGAGCATTCTTACGAATAGATTCGATAGTTTCCTTTTCATCGCCACCAATAGAGTTGACATATGTTATTACATTTATATCAGAGGTTATAACTCCTGATGTGAACTGAGAAACAGGGGTGAATACAGTAGCATTATTGGCAGTTTTTCCCTTTACCGATAGATACTCAACCTCAATACGATTACCTGCTTGTGGTGCTATCCCAAATGTCTCACCATCACCAAAGGATAGCTCAAAATATCCATTAGGAGATTCTTTTAGAATGTAAATAGTAGAGTTAGAACTAATAGATGTGGCGTTTACGATATTTTGATACGTGGTAAAATCTATTGAGGTAGCACTACTATAGACTTTTATGGTAACAGTATCAGCGTCTAGAGTTCCATCAGGAATAACATACACAGGATTATCTTCATACTCACCAACCAAAAATGTTTTAGTTTTTAGTGTTCCTTCAAAAATAGAAATACGATTAGAACCCTCATTAGTTTTAAACTCATAAAATCCTGTTCCATCATCAGTTGCCGTAAACGACTCTACGGTTTGAAACGTGTAGGACACATCGTCAACATTTGAGGTGAACTGGGTATATGCAGGTAAGGATACTGTTTGCTCACGTCCTGCTGCAGTAGTATTAAACGTAAGTCTAACTTTTGCCTGTGCTGCAGTATCTGTATCAGGAACATACCCAATACCTTCAGATAGTGATACAACTGAACTTCTCAACTGTGCGGTTGGGAGATACGACTCGTTTAAAGCAAAGTTTGCAATCAAAGCATTTAAGTGCGTGTTATATGCCAACACATCAAGAATATTTGACAATCCTGATGCCTCAAAGTTATAGTCTTTGAATTCGTCTTTATTAGCAAGATAGTCTTTTAGATTACTCTTGATATTATTAAAGTCTAAGGCTGATGATTTAATCGTTGTTGCCATTTTATCTTAACCTTGATAATGAAGTTGTGAATGTTACAACTTCTTCTGTGTTTATAACCTGAAACTCTATGTAGATACTTATAGTGTTTCTTTCCTCTTGATAGCTTACCGACACTTCTCTTACAATCGCTCTTGGTTCATAAGCATTGATAGCTCTTATTATATTTTCACGTGTTTCTTCTTCAACATCATCGTCAGCAAGTTCAAATAGAAGTGCTCTTATATTACCACCATAAAAAGGTTCAAACGGCTTTTCGAAATAGTCTGTCAAAATAAGATTTTTTACGGCTTGCTTTACAGCAGCCGCTTCTTTTTTAACAAATATTTCTCCATTTGGTTTAGCAGTGAAAGACAGATCTATATCTCTGTATTCTTTACGTCTACCACCGATTAAAGTAGATTGACTAAGATTACCATCTTCTTTTGCTAATACTCTAGTTGTTGCCATTAGGTCTTCTCTATTTTACTGTTATTTATAATGATTTTGCGAAGGAAACATCAAAACCTGCGTTCCAAGTTCCTGCAGATCCTGCACCACCCTGTCTCCATGTACTCTCATCATAATGAATAAACGAAGGATAACCACCAATACCGGGACGTATTCCTTTCGCTTTGGCATTACGCACAAGAATGCGAATGTAACGTTGATACAATGAAGAGTTTTGTGATGGGTTGATTCTCTTTCCTGCCAACAATAAGAAGTGATCTGCAGCTTCTCCTTTTGGATGGTTTTGAGTTCCAGTATCTCTTTTAGCCCTACCACCATTTGAAGTTATCTGTGCAGTATATTCCTGACCAAGTTCACGAACAGCAGACGCAATAGCATCAACAATATTTTGATTAGGCCAATTTATTCGGTCTGGTCCTCTAGAGTGAGTTACAACACCATCACTTGGTGGAATGGCAGACTGTTCTATCGCACGTGCTTCTAATGTTTCATTATCTTCTAACAAACATTCTATTAGCTCACCTTCAGATAGCAACTGTCTATTATATTCAGTAGAAACTTTTCTGTTAAATCTTCCTGTCCAGTTGTCATCAATATCAGGCATTATTAAAATAAGTCTTGCCTTTAAAACTGGTTGATCGTTCTTGCACTCTAAAGTATCGTATGACAAAATCATTTCGTCAAAGAAACTCACATCCTTTACATACTCTGCAATATCAAACAAATCTAAGTTGTTTTCTGCACCACTTTGATCCACCGCTTTGTATACAACAGCCTTACCTTTAGCTTTTAAATCGTTTATACTTTTTGGTGTTATTACTTCAGATGGACCAGGTTTGTAAATGCCTTCTGATACAACTAGATTTATACCTTTAAACCTATCAGTATTAGTTTGCACCTTTTTTAAAATAAGACTGTGCAGGTATAGGTTTCTAGCAAGCTCTCTTTTCACAGACAATGATTTTATGAACTTAAGGTTTGTTGCATCTTCTGATCCCAAAAACTTTGCTATGGTAATATTGTCCGACAACCTAGTTTTTATAGTGATATCATCTTGCTTCAGAGGATTGTACTTATCTTCAGGAACAATACTTACTACATTGTTTTTGGGTATATATGTTGCAGCAAGTCTAGGCGAGTAAATACTTACAGGCTTATTACCTAAGATAGGAGTAGACTCTTGCTTTACTGTTCTACCAATCCGTTTAGGGGTTGGATTATTATATTCAGAACAAATAAGATTTTCTTTAAGTAGTTGGCCCATAAACTGAGTGTTGCCTAAGTTAGCAGCATCTCGTAGCTTTGATCTAGCCTTGGCAGTAGTCATATCTCCTGTAGAAATACCGCCATAATCTTTTGACTTGTCGATAAAGTTCTTTAAGTAGTCGCCCTTGTCAATGATCACCTTACGAATACCACCTGCTGCCTTAAGCAAGTATGTAAGAACATTTGTCGAAGTTGGCGTAGTGATAGTAGGAGTCGCAGTATTAGTAATACTACCTGCAGTTCCTGTAGCTGCTTCTCCATAGTCTTGAGACTGAGTTACTGTTGAAGTAGTCGCAGTTCCATCTAGGTCTCCATGGAATGTCGGGGCAGTGATACCTTTATCAAAAACAGCGCCGTTACCCACAAAGTCAACAGCAGTGCCACCTATGACTCCACTACCACCTTGTACAGTCATATTTTGTGCTGAAGCAGTCACGTTATCTGAAGCAATATTAATATAGTCCTGTGAGGTGATGTTCATTTCACCACTAGAGAATAAACCAACATTACCATTAACGTTATAATCAAGATTACCTTTGACATTGTGTTGATGTCCACCCAAGAACACATCAGTAACTAAACCAGTTGAGTAGGTTGTTATTGGACCTGTAACAGAAGTCTGTAATCCGTTGCCAACATTCTTTTCTTCTGATCCCTTTACAGTCTCTACTTTATTACCATTCACTGTAACATTGTAATCTAAACAATCAACATTAAACTCTCCTACAACCTTTATGTTTAGGTTGCCTTTATATACTAGTTGTGCATCGCCTTCAACAATAACATCATTAGTACCGCCGATTATCTCAACCTTACGCTTCTTAGAACTAATGATGATACTACCATCAGGAGATAGTTCTATACCGCTACCCTCAAAGTGCTTGATAAGGATGCGTTCATTTCCATCAGTATCATCAACTTCCCACACATGACCCTTCTCAGATTTAGATACTTGGTTTTTGCCATAGTCTGATGAGATCTTATCGCCTGAGGATATTTCCATCCCATCGTATTGTGCAAAAAACTCTAGATCGTTTCTAGCAACGCCTCTTGCTTCTTTTGCAATATTACTTGAAAAGAAATATCCTGTCTCAGGATACTTACCTGTAGGATCTTCAGGAAGATTTGAAACCTTATCAGACGCTCTACGATCAATAGCTTCTTGCGTAAGTGATGATAGATTATTTGGGTATACAATAGCCATACTAGTTTCCTAAACCATCTATTATTTGTTTTTGCGTTAAAGGTTCTGACTTTCTTGGATCATAGCCCTTTATATTTTCTTTTCCAAACCAAATCCTTGCAGCATTTTGCACATCCCACCATGGGGATTCTGTTGTACTTAGAATATCATATAATCCTAGTGTCTGTATGCCCGGTTTTACATTGTAAATAGCTTCCATAAGTTTTTTTACTGTTTTTATTTGTGATGAGTTTACTTTCCATTCAAGTTCTTCAAGAGCAATCAATATAGTTCTTTCAGAATGATCTGGGAGTTCGCCATAATACATCCCCGTACCTTTTATATCTAACGGTCTACCTCTATATGTAACACCTGCCTGATCTATGAAAAAATGAGGTTCAAATCCTTGATTGTGATCACTAACAAATACTTGATGATACCCTTCAATAGTACCCTTTCCGTCAGAAGCAGATACATTCCATGCTTCCCAAACCATTTGTGTAACATCTCTTTTTAGATTTGCGACTTCAGTTTCAACTTCTGATATGTCTTCAATAGAATCAAATATTTTTGTATTAATGTCTGTTGTACTTTCTCTCCAAACATTAATATAATCATCAGTTCTTTTTGTGGGTATGTCTACGCTAACTGCAGTTGGTTCTAATGCTTTAGACGCTCTGTTATCTATTTTAAGTATGACTTCCCGTAACTCTGCGTCTGGTTTGTCTGAATACTTTTTCAATATAGAAACAGCTTTATCTATATTACCCTTTTGTCTAAGCTCGACAATATCCTTTATATCATTAGATGGAATGGTTAATAAAACATCTCCCTTTTTAGCCACAGATCCTAAGAGATTTTCTGTTGACTGAAAAGTATTTTCAACAAGATTTTCAACCAAACCAGAAAATCCAGAAAAAGAGTTTTTTATTAATTTATCTAAAGACGATACTTGACTTAGAACTGTGCTTGATGCCAATGAAGATAATCCTTTAGTTGTATTTAAAACATCTCCTAGTACATTGTCAAGTATATTATCTCTTGCAAGTTCTGTCACAACATTACTACCAACAATATTTGTTATTTCGTCTGAGCTTGCTGTAGTAGTTGACTTAACAACCTCTGCCAAAGCTTCAGGAAATGGGGCAGAGATTGCAACATCTAAAAATCCGTTTGCCGAAAGTCTACTATCACCTGTAATGGTAGATAAATCTGTAGCATCAGACCCAACCTTTTTTACCAGTTCGTCTTTCTTGGCACTAGAGTCTAACTGTACCACACCAACTTTCTTTTTTATCTGACTAGGAACTGATCCATCAACACCCGATATTATGTCTTTATCAGAGCTAGTGACACTTTTGAACCCCCCTGATGTAGAGTTATCAGGTTTATACTTAAAGCTAAATGCCGTGTCAAAAACTTCATTTAATATATTAGTTTTTTTACTAGAGGATTCTAGATCTAATAATCTTTCTATAGCATTGATACCGTCCTGCAACTTCTCCTTTGGTAATGACATTAACCTGCTCCTGACGATATTAAGTTGTTTTCTGCAGACGCCCTTAAAGAAGCTTGGTAACCATCATATGCTTCTCTTGCTGCCAAAGGTCTTCTTGGATAACCTTCTTCTGCAGCCCTTTCATATCTACGAAAGAAATGATAGGTAGAGTTCAAATCATTTTTTGGTCCATCAAAGTTAGATATATTGGCAGGGTTACTTAAATGATCCCAACACCTATGAGTGCGATTTGTTTTCATATCAAATATAAGGAACTTTAACTGTAAGAACAAATCATATGGATCTTCATTTAGTTCTGAAGCATATGCTTCTACGCTTTGCCACCTTCCCCATTTAGAGTTCCACTGAGCTATACCTCTAGAATCCTCTATTTCGTTTTGAAGTTTGGCATTCGGATCAAAGTTACTTTCAACCTCTAAGTTTCCACACACTCCTGCTGCAGCTTTTATCGGTAGACCATTGCTAACTAGAAAGTCCATAACAAGAACCCTCAACTCTGCAACTTCTGCATTCCCGTTCCTGTAGATTTGCTTTTGCTGTTCAGTGACAATAACACCTTCTTTACCAATGTTCTTTGTGTCTAGAAGATTAACTCTTCCACCTTCTGCAGCCGCCCTTACCTGTGGTGAAGATGGTTGTTCTATGTGGCTCATTGATCCAAGTATAATAGGACTTTGAGAGGTCATGCCATCTAAAAAGAAACCAAATACTAACGCACTATTTTTTAGTTGTGGTATTTTACCTACGCCCGACACGCCACCTTCTGTAGTTGGTAACATCGTTTCTGCCCAAGGTAAGTATTTGTTTTCAACTTCTTCAGAGTGAATACCATATATTCTAACTTGAAACCTTCCAGCCTCATCAGGATCTTGACCACTAATAATCCTACCAACAAACCATCGGATATTGTCACCATAATATTCGTTC